AGTTACATCTAATGTTCCTGCTACCAGTGTATTACCAGTTGTAGCATTAACTGTAAACTTGTTTGTAGCAATATCAAAGTTGCCGTCAATACCAGTGGCACCAGTTACATCTAATGTTCCTGCAATTGCTGTATCACCTGAAGAACTTGTAATTACAAATTTGTTTAATAACGCACCAAATCTAAAATCACCGTTTTCATCTAATTGTAATCTGTGACTTCCGTTAGTATAAAAATCTAAGTCATTGTTATTTTCACCCGGCGATGTTTCTGCAATGATGTATGTGTTACCGTCTACATCTTTAACACCGCCAAGACTTGTCCAGTTTGTGTTGATATATCCTTCAAATGATTGTAATGTTGAGTTAAATCTTATCTCACCTGAATTAGGAGTACCAGGACGTTCGAATGTAGTGCCTGCAGGAATTCTAATACTTCCGTTATTATTAATTACAATAGTTTCGTTACTAGAACTAATTCTATTCTGTTGGTGATCAAAATTTAATGCCATTAGACTCTCACTTGTTTATAATATTTATTAGTTAATCTAGTTGAACCCAAACGCCATTTAAGTATGCATTTATATGCTGTAATCCATCTACTGCCGGATCCCATCCAGTTCCGTTGCTAGCTGCAATCATACCGTTTACTGGACTTGATGGTGCAGCATTTAACAATGTTAATGACAATGTAGAAGAAATTGTCGCAGTTGTAACTGAAATATTAGCAGGCACTGCAGTTAAATAACCGCTTAAATCTGGTGGAGTATATGTAAACACACCTGTAGTATTATCATAAGAAATTGCACCATCACCTGATGCTGCCCCTTCTGCTCCTACACTGAAACTTGTAAGTGTAGTTGCGCCAATACCCGTAGGTGTTGGTGGAGTATATGTAAACACACCTGTAGTATTATCATAAGAAATTGCACCATCACCTGATGCTGCCCCTTCTGCACCAACGCTTAATGAACTCAATAGTGCAACAGTTCCTGCAGCGTCTGGCAATGTTATTGTTCTGTCAGCGGTTGGGTTGGTAACAGTTAACGTTGTTTCAAAATTATCCTCAACCGATCCTTCAAATATTATGCTACTTCCATTGATAGTTAACCCAGTGAATGTAGGAGAATCAGTTCCAGCTAAACCATATACAGTACCTGTTGCGCTTATATTACCGGCAGCACTTAATGTAAAATCTAAATTTAGTTCGCCTTGTGTAGTAGTTGTTGTATCGCTGACACTTACTGCAACTGTTCCGCTGGCATCAGGTAATATAATATCTCTATCTGCTGTTACTGTAGTTGCTTGTAACTTTACTTCCCAATCGTCTGGTGTGGTACCTTCAAATATAAGTTTAGTTCCTTGACTAATCCATATATGACCTTGTGGATATAATGCAATGTCTGCATCACTCGAAATATCTAAATCATCATTTTTTTTGCCACTAATGCCGGTAGGGAATCTTGTTTCTGTCATTTCAGTTTCTCCTTGTTATACATATTTATTGAAAAATCCATAAAAAAACAGGGCCCTAAGGCCCTGTTCTTAATTGTAGTATAACAAACTATTAGCTGAAGCTTAGGTTTGCAGTTGTAACAGCAATCTTGCTTAGGTAGTCTGCAGCGTTACCAAGAGATGAAGCTTGGTTGCTTAGTTCTACATAACCGTAACGTGTCATGAAGCTAACTACTGGCTCGAATGTGCTTGGATCTAGAACAGTTCCTGAGCTCATTAGAGGAATGTATGGGCAATAGAATGCCGCTGCGTCAGTTTCAGTTGAACCCTTATAACCGACTAGTACGTCATCGTTTGCTGCATACTGGTTTACATAAACCTTCATAGTGCCATTTAGAGTACCGACAAACTTGGTGTTAGTTGGTGCTTCGAATGGGCCCTCAGTAGTGCGGGCAAATGCTGAAGTTGTTGCTGACTGTAGAACAGTTAGAACAGTTGGGCTAACAACTACCCAGTTACCAGCACCACGACGTGTGCGGGCAGCGATAGTGTTTGCGTTCTTGTTAATTAGAACTGCTAGAGCAGCATGTTCGTCACCAACGAATGTTGCAGAACCGCTTACACCAGCTTGGTTATAAGTATCGGCAGCTGAACCTGCTAGTGAGCTTAGGCTTGCAATAATTTCTTGATCGATTTCAGCAGTGATTTCTTGTGCAAGTGCTTGCATGATTTCTGCTTCAACGTCTAGGCCGTGCATTGCGTTTGCATCTTGTGCAGCTTCAAAAGTCCAACGTGCTGATAGCTTACGTGTTTTAGCTTCAACAGTTTGCTTTAGAACTTGGATGCTTAGTTTCTTACCAGCAGTACCTTCTAGTGCGCTAGTTGCGTCTGCTTTGTTTGTAGATGCATTACCTGAGTATCCAGTTGCAATTGCAAATGGACTTAGAGCTTCATCGCCGGCAGTTACACCGTCGAAAGTTTCAGCGTAACGAACACGTAGAGTGTGGATTTGGCCTACTGGGCCAGTCATTGGCTGAACACCAACGATCTCGTTGGCGATAACAGTTGGCATTACACGACGGATAACTGGAAGGATAACTTTATTAAGTGTAGCAATGTTACCAGCTTGTGTTGCACCTGAGGATGCAGATTCTGCAAGGTATCTCTTGGTATTCTCAAGAGTTGTTTCCATTACTTTTTTCTTTGTTCCAGTAAGACCATCAGTAAGGGCTTCTTTGGTAGCTGACCAATTTTCAAATAGGTTGCTCATTTTTCGGTCTCCTTAGTTTAGTCCGGCTAGTTTGCGAAGGTTTACAATATTGGCATCGACTGCAGCTTCTGCTACACTTTGCTTATTACCTGTGACTTCTTTTGCAGATTCGCTCAGGACCTTCTTAGTTTCTATTTTTTTAGCATCTTCCTTCAATACTGATGGTAGATACTTGTTGAATGCGCCTTGTAGGTCCTTTGTTTGAACACTTTCAAGTAATGCACCCATTATTTCTCTATGCTGCTTCGAAAGTGGAGTCATCATTTCATTCATGATAGACTTTCTTTCTGCTTTGTCTTCTACAATACGAGCATTACGTGCTGATTCTTGTAGTTGGACTTCTTTTGCAGCGATAGTTTTGCTTGCTTCATTTAGTTTACCGTTTAGTTCATTGATTTTCTTGTTTAGTTTTGCAGTTTCAGTGCCTTCATTAAGCATACTGCTCATAAACTCAGCTGCGAATGTTTCGAATATCTTACGTCCAAAAGTATTTTCTTTTGCAACGTTGATATCTTCACGTAGTGTAGTAAGTTCTTTCTTGATAGTTGTTTCAAGAATAGCATTTACTTTCTTTGCAGCGTTTTCAACAAACTCACGCTTTGCAGACTCGATTACAGACTTGCCTTCTTTTATCATTTTGACTTTAGCTTCAACTAGTGAGCGTTTGTCTTCATGAAACTCGTTTAGCTCTTTGGTAAGTTGCTCAATAACAAAACCCTCTAATGTGGCCATATTTGCTTTTTGAGCGTTACGATCTTCGCGAAGTTCTGAAACTTCCTTACGAAGTGCTTCCATCACAAATCCATCTAGAACCTTTGCGTGTTCTTTCATGTGTTTCTGGTAAGCAACACGATCTTCAGACAGCTTTGCTTTGTCTGCTTTGAACTCATTAAGTTCCGCAGCAATAACATCGCCTAGCATTGAATCCATGGCTTCTACAATTTGCGCTTTGTCATTTTCATAACGTTGTGCAAATTCTTCTCTAAGTTCAGCGGTGATTTGTTCACGTGCTTCACTTAGTTGTGCTTGCCATGCTTCGTTGATTGAAGATCTTACCTCTTCGGAGAGCGTCTTTGAGCTTAATAGTTCATCTATTGCGTGAGCCATATTAATCTCTCCTATACTTTAAGTTGTTTATAAGTTTTGTTACCTCTTCTTGGAGATAACGTTGTGCTTTTGCATCATGCTTAACAGCACTAGCAACATCCATTAATACATTTCCCCGTCTATGATTCATAATTCTTTCATAGATTGGATCAGGATATGCATCCGGGGCGCTTGGATTAGCAACAATATCAACTGTGATTATTTCAAAGTCTTTAACGTGTCCATTTTCACTAACATTGCCGCTTCCTCTGCTTGAAACGCCCAGCTTTACTCCACTTTCCAATAAGGTTTTACAAATATTTCCCATTGGAGTTGGTAGAATTTTTAGTTTACCGATACCATTAGCACCGTCAATATCCATCTCGGTAATAACGTGACTTACACGATCAAGGTTGATGTTTAAATCGTCTGGGTGATCGGCTTCACCTAAAACGCTATATCCTTTTTTGATTTTTTCATTAAGTGTTTTTACTGCTCTATGAATTTCATCTTTTGGATATATACGATTGTTTTGATTACGCACATCACCTTCAATAAAGATTCCTTTCATGTACAAGCTCTTACCATTAGCTTCTTCAATTGCTTCGGTAATGATATTTGCTTGATTAAATGTTAGGTGCTCGGTGAGTGGCTTAAACATATTACTTCATCTCTCTTTTTGGAGCAGGTGCTGCACTTAATTTTGCGCCAGCTTCTGGGCCTTTAACGCTCATTGCTTTTGCTGCTGGTGCTTTACTACCTGCTTCTACTTTAATGTCAGTTGGGTGTGGTTTTGCATCGGTTGTACCTTTGCGGCCTTTGCCTAATGGAGACTTTGCACTGTTGTCGCTACCGTCTGCCATGTTTGCTTTTACTGACTTAAGAGTGACTGATTCGCCAAATGCTTTCATACTTTCGTCTTCGTCAGCCTCTTCTGATTCTTCGCTTTCTTCTGCATCACCCATTAAGTCTGCAAATGCTGCACGAAGTTCTGCAATAGCATCTTCTACATTAGCTAGTGCTTCTTCTGCATCTGAATCATCGTCCATGTCCGAATCATCGGCATCCATGTCAAATGATAGTTCGTCTGATGCTTCTTCGTCATCGCCCATTTCTTCTGCATCGTAGATTTCTTCGTGATCGATTTCTTCTTCTGCAGTTTCGATGTCGCTTAGGAAATCATCTTCCTCGTCGCTAACATCAATTGTTTCGTCTAAGTCTTCTTCTTGAATTTCTTCTTCGACTTCTTCATCACTTTCAGTAATTGCTGACCAGTGATTCTTTGCTTTTTCTACAAAGATTGTGTGTAGAAGATCTGATGCCTTCTCACGCTCGTCGTTAACAAGATATTCAAGGACTTTTACTAGTGAATCCTTGTGATTGCTCATTTGTTAATCTCCTTAAAAAAATTTACAGGCTTACCAAGATGGTTTACAGTTTTATTTAGCAACCAAGACATATTGCCTGCTTAAATGGTGGTAAAAACAGCACTTTTTGATTAACCTACTTAGTATAAGTAGTTTCCGTGCTGTTTTACATACTTGTTAGATATTATTCAGCTGCGGGCTTTGAATAGATATCTTTAATACTTTCAATTCTAGATGCATATTCAGTTGCATGAACTTCACGTTGTTTGCGTAATTTGTTTAAATGCTTAAGTGTTAACCGACCACGACGAGTATCGTCAATTTTACGATTACTAAATTCGTTGTCTTCTGCATCATAATATTCAACTAAAAACTCATTACTACGCATTATTATAATCCTTCTTGACCTGCCGGTGGGGTTGGTGCATTTTCTTCACCGCTAATTGGACTGCCTTCTTCTGCTGGTGTCTCTTCTGGCGTCATGTCTCCTGCAGACATATCTGTATCAAATCCTCTAACCCCAACACTACCTAATCCAGGAGTGCTTTCACTATCGGGGGTTGTTCCAGGTTTATTCTCTTCTTCCCACATACGTTCGTTTTTTAATATTTCTTCGTCTGTTAAGCCTAAGTATTTGGATAATACAAAACGTCTGCTTAGATATGGAACAGGTTCTAAGTTTGCAAATACATTAGCACGGGCAGCATGAACTTCAATTTCTTTATACTGACTAAATGACTGTGGCTCTGCAAACTTAAGTTCAAAAATACCACTGTCAATATTAATACCACGATTTTTCATAAAGAGCTTAAATTCTTTATCAAACACAGGGCTAACAATATTTTGCAATCTCTTACAATATTGGTTAAATCTATGTTCTTGAATAAACGCAGTACCTACTTTACCGTCAACGTATGTTGCTGTGCCATCGTCTGGACCAGTTGGCAAATAGCTTGTAGGAACACGCAATGCTCTTAACATTTTATTTGTAAAATATCTTAAGTCGTCGATTTCGCCTAAGTTAGTGCCGCCTGGTAATACTTCAACTTTGCTACCACGACCTTCTGCAGTCTGAGCAAAGAAATAATCTTCCATAATGCTCAACGGATTGTATGCTGCATCCATGATAGTAGTACCGCCGCCAGTGCGGCTTGGAATACGCTTTTGGTGAATCTCATTTTTTACACGCTCAACAAATCCCATTGCTTTGTTTGCAGGCATGTTACCTACATCAACATAAAACACACGGCGTTCTGGTGCTCTTTGAACACGATAGATAATAATACTATCTTCTAGCAATTCTTTTTGCTTGTAAGTTTTAAAGATTGGGTCTAATATACTACTACCAAATGGATAATCACTATCCATGCCTTCGGTTAATGCGCTATGGACAACATGTGTTGCATCAACACTGTATTCTTGTATATTGCCAAAGTTTGATTGATAGTTTGCTCCGTTGCCTACAGGTGTTCTGTCAACAACTTGTGATCTAACTGTGCTATTAACTGTACTGTATGATTGTGCAAGTTGAACAGGTTTACTAACTGTTTTGTCTTTAATATTAAGGTTAATGTTCTTTAAGACATACTGCTCAGGTTCTTTACCTTTTGCTTCGTTAATAATAACTTTACTTACATCAACTGGGTTTACATAATACAATTCCCATGTTTCGGGATCACGTATAAAAAACTGATCGCCGTACTTTATAATGTTGCGGAATGTTCTAAAAATTCTGCGATCCCAGTCTTGTAAGTTATTCCATTGCTGTAGTGTTTGTTCTAATATTCGAACTTCGCTTTCAGTTGCATCTTCTTTGAATCTAAATTCAAAAGGAGAATTTGTATCTTCGTTTAATTGTGTGCTAAATTCTGCAATGATATCAAGTGCAGCATTTACTTCGCTGTCCATGTCCATTTGATCGTACTGTGCATAACGCTCTACACGGTTTGGTTGCCCGCTATAAACTTCAGGTAGCCAGCTTTGAAAGCGACTAGAACTGGTAGGCTTAGAGCTATTGGAGTCTTGACCTTGATATACAGTAAAATGCTTTTTCCATCCAGCCATCAAAGTTCTCCGTTATAGACATAATAATTTTTTAGTGTCTTCCATGACATATGTTTATATCTCTTTTGTTTTGTAGTATATTTATCTTATCTTTTATCTGTCATTACGGTCTGTCATTACGCCACTGTGCTAATACAGCCCGCAATGCGTCAATCTGTGCTTGCACCCCTGATAACCCCGTTGTTAACGATGGAATCGTTGCTGCAATGGCTTGTCCAAGCGGACTATCATTAAATGCTGCCACTAGTTGATCCCTGCCTTCTGCAGTAGCTTGTCCTACAGATTCAGACAACAATCTTGTAGCTTCTGCCATGTCTATTGCTGTCCCAGACACACTAGTGATTGCATTTCTAAACGCTTCTTCGTTGGCAGGATCTGTACCTGTCAATGCAAACGCTATGTTCATCATTGAAGCCATTAAATTTTCTTGTGTTATTTCAAAATCTTTTTGTATTCCAACAAACGATATTCCGCCTGATTCTATTTCTGCTCTAACTTGTCTAATAGATTCGTTTAGCGCAGTTGTAAACTCACCAATCGACATTGCTGCATTAGATGCTGCAGTTTGCATTGATGCCATACCTGCTGTTTCTGCGCCGCCAACACCTACTACTTCATATTGTGCAAGTCTAAATTTGTCTGTGCCTGATATATTCTTAATCTGTGCTAATAAATTTTGAACAAGATAATCTGCTTGACTGTTATCGCCTGAATAAACGGCTTGTTGTATTCCAGATAACGCACTTCTTATATCAACGCCTGCAGATTGTAACATTGCAGCAAAACCTGTAAATTCAGGAGAACCAACATCAGGTGCACCTACTGTCATTAAACTATTCAAAGCGGCTGTGACCATCGGTGCAGTATCCCCTAGTCCAGCTAGTTGACCTACAACATCATTTAATGTAGATGCTTGACGCTCATTTAATGTTGCTAAAATGCCAGCAGATACCGATTGTCTACGATATTCTTGAGATGCTTTCAATGCGTCTCTATAATCTTGCCCAGTTAATCTAGAAAGTGCTGATTGTTGAATAAACTGTTCTCTTATTGATCCGATTAATTTAGTCGAATCTAAATTTTGCATTTCCATAGTATTAGATAGCTGTCGTCTGATTTCTAACTCATCTATAAGATATTGCGTTTGCTCTCCGGCTGTCATACCCATATAACCAATATCTTGTGTTGCAGATGTTAGTGCAACAAGCATTTGTGAGAACTTTCTTGTGCCATCTGTTGTTGTATTTCCTAAGGATGCAACAGTTTTTCCACTTGCTCCGATTACTTGTGTTAATTCGTGCAAACCTAAGCCAACGCTAGCTGCTTCGTTTCTTAACTCTATTAAACTCATGCTGGTGCTACCGCCAACACGAGTTAAATTATTCATTGACTGACTCATTTGTTCAGCCATACCTACTACTGTTCCTATGCCACCTGCAAGAGCACCTATAATAGGTAAAGAAGAACTAACTTTTGTAAGAAATTCAGAAAACGCCCCTGAATCAGCTGCTGTTTTAAAAGCACCAAACGCAGATCCTACTGTACCAGTAACCGCAGAAGCGCCTCTACCAATACGTGACTCTGTAATCGAGTCACGTATTGAAGCTAACATTCCTCTATTTTCTGCATCTGATCGTATATCTCTGGAAGAATCTGAAATACTATCTCTATTAACAGAATTTGACAAACTTGTAATTGCACCATAATTCTGCTTTGTAAGTTCTACTAATTCTCTCATAGTTGTATCCATAGCAAAATCAGGCACTTCAATGCCAACTGCTTGACCGCCTATAGGTATCTGAATTATTGCCATTAACTACTCACTTTATTATGATAAATACACATACATATTATTTATAGGTTTTTAAAATGAACAATCCACTAGAAGATTTTTATCGATCAAAAGAAATCTACATTAAACTTCCTACACAAGGAAGGTGGTATAAAAATCCACCCACGTTAACAGGTAGTGGTGAAATAGGTGTTATGCCTATGACTGTTAAGGATGAGCTATTATTAAGAATTCCAGATTCGTTATATAATAGCGAAGCACTGTTTTTAGTTTTAAAAAGCATTGCACCTGATATAGCAGATCCTTACGAAATATCTATACCCGATGTTGATTCGATCTTAATAGCTTCTAGAGCAGTGACACAAAATAAAGAATATAACATTGCAGTAAAATGTCCAAAGTGTTTTGAAATCTCAGATTATTCATTGAACATACCTGCAATGTTAAGTAAATTAAAAACTATTGATCCCGATCTTGAAATAGAAATAAAAGGATTAAAGTTAAAATTAAAACCAAACACACTAGCTACATTAACAGCTAGTAGTATAGAAACCGTTGAAACAAGCAAACTAAAAACTATAATAGCAGAAACAGAAAAGCGCGGTGAATTTGCTAAAGCTAAAGAAATGGTCGAAGTAAGTTTACAACGTATATCTGCAGCATCAATGGCAGTAGTTGCAGATATGATAGAAAGTGTTACTACTCCTAAAGGCGATGTAGTAACAGACTTTAAAGATATTTTAGCATGGATTCAAAATTTAGACAAACGCAGTGTTGATATTATTAAAAAAGAAGGCGATCATTTAAACGATAACGGAATACAAAAAATACACAAGTTTACTTGTGGCAACGAAAATTGTAGTCACGAGTTCGAAACAAAAGTAGAGTTTAACCCAACTTTTTTTTTCACTACGAATTGATTAGAGAAGACAATGTTAAAAACATTATCGAACGTTACGAAAAAGAATCAAAATTTATTCGTAAACAAGTTTACAATCTAACACTCTACTCAGAAGGTGTTTATAAAACATCAGACATGTGGATTATGCCACTATCAATGATAAAAGAATTAGATGAAGCATTAGCAGAAAAGAACGAAAAGATCAAAGAAGCTATGAATAAATCTAAAGGTATATCAACAACAATGTTTTAATCTTGTTATATACTTTATTCGATTAGCTACGCTAATCATCAATCTTCGCTTAATCGCTCGATTGAATTATTTTTTTTATAATCTTTTATGATTATATATTACCTGGAGTTTCAGTCGCACTTAGCTTGTTACAGCTAAATGCGACCGAACAAGACATTACCCATCGTCCACTAGCGCAACGTTATAGTGTAACCTTATACAGGCAGAGGCGGTTGTGCTTTACCCCTTTACACACTGCTTACAACGCAGAAACACCGACTGCAATAACGTCTACAGTATCGGCTATCCGTGGGATCCAATGGCACAGGAGAGCCCACTCATTTGGTTTATTTCCCTCAGCAAGATCCGTTGGCTAAACACCGTGTGTCGCCTCCTCAATGCTTTTATATGGAGGGTATGTCTTTTTGATTTTGGAGAGATTCTATTAGAGCCTTGGATTTGCCGACACGGATGTCAATTATGCCGTTATAATAATCATCAGTTTCTAGAACTTTACGTTCAAATTGTTCTCGAGCCTCTAAGTAACTTAATTCAGCCTTACTGGTGCAAAAGTATAATATTTCTCTTGTAAAATTTTCTGTGCCCAATTCTAATACGTCTGCCTGTAGTTTGTCACTAGAGCTCCAATAGTCACGCCAGTCACTTTCTACTATGCATCGCCTACGATTTTTTTTGCCTTTTAAAGGTGGTTTAGATTTTTTAAAACTTGCTAGCTTTTTGCCAATGTAACGCTTGCCATTTGTCAGATTTGTAATAAGGTAAACAAAGCCTATGTAACCTTCTGGGATTTCTTCGACAGTATTACCTTTAAACGTCCAAATCATCATATACTATATATATCACCGAACCTCATAAAACTAGTTATTATTATGATATTTTTCAAGAATAGAAAATGTCTGTTTCCATCCATTGTCGATTTGATAAAACTTGTCACACAACATACTTATAGAATAGTCGTTACCGCCAGTATAACATCTATCTCCAAAGTAAATTGTTTTACCGTTTATATGTTTTTTTATTTGAGATTTGTCGCAGCCTTTTTTAAAAATATCTATACTGATTTCGCCGCCTACTACTGCCTGTGATTTGTGCCCGAAACATTCATTAAATTCATTTGCAATGGATATACGCTCGGTATTTCGAGTATCCCATTTTACATATCGTTGCCGTTGATCATGTGTTGCGTTTCTGCCTACAATACTAAAATTAACGGTGCCAATACGTTCTTCTAAATGATTGCCAGTTTTTTCTATATAATTTGATTTAGATATTTTTTTTTTAAAAACCAAGTTTCTTCGATTGATAATTTCCAATCGTTTTTATATTTTTCTATGCCTTGTTCATAAATTAAATTGCCGCTACAATGAAATGCCAATGTGAATTGATTAGTAAGATCTTCGCCTATTTGCTCTATTGTTTTTTGTCTGTCTGAGCCTGTGCAGATATAACAAGTATGCATCCTTGTAAAATCTAACATAAAGTCTTTAAATTTTTTGTCAATAGGTTTTCGAGAATCAGTTAATGTTCCGTCAACATCGAACACAAAATTAGTCATGTAGCACGCCGTTATTAAACATTGATGCCCAAATGTCATGCGGTAATTTTCCGTCAGCTCGTAAATTATGACGTTTTTCGGGCTCATAAAATACAGTAGCTAGACTAGTTACTGTATTTAACGTAACTCCGCTTGTATTATCTATTGTATATACTGACGGCGCAGAAGTTGTTATAGATACAGTGTCTTCCATCGTTGAGACATTACTGTAATCAACACAACCATATATATTTAAAACTGAAGAACTATTGCTCATTGTTATCACTTTCTAAACTGTACTAACATAATCAGTGTCGGTACTAAATGTCGTAAAACCATCTTGTTTAATAACTTGAAGAATTGTGTTAACACGACCTTGTAATTCATCTCTGTGCGAAATAAGAAAAATATTCTTATTGCGTTCACGTTCGATCTTTTTAAGAACACCCAGCGCATTATCTACACCATTTGTATCCATGCCGCTATCAATAAGTTCGTCGATAGCCATAAAGTTTAGTGGTGTGTTCATAGTTTCAAACACATCTCTAAATGCCCAGCTTAGTCCTAGTATAAGTCTATTGCGCTCGCCTCGGCTTAGGTTATCGAAATCTAGTTCTCTACCTAGTTCTGTAATTTCTACAGACAAGTCACTTATGAATTGTACTTCATGTGGTAGACCTAACTTGGTAAGATAATACGCAAGTCTACTGTTAAGATATGTTAAGTTTTGTTCAATGATGCGTTTACGAATAAAGCTATCTTTGTTTGTTAACAGCTTGTGTAGGAAGTCTTGGTGTTCTTTAAGACGTGTTAAGTCATTTATAACGTCCCAACTAACTGATTGTAATCCGGTTTCTTTAAGAGCATCGACTTGTTCTTGATAAGTGTCCGCTTCATTTTCTTTTGTGTTGTATTGCAATCTTGAAGATTCTAATTTACTTTGATGCTGATATGCTTCTTGTGCTGTATTATAATATGTCGCTGGCATTGCGCCGAGTGAACCTAATTCTTGTAACCCCATCTGATACGCATGTCTTGTCTCAATATCAGTTTTAATCAGCTGTTCGCATTCAGTAACTGTTGCCTTTTTTGTTTCTAAAATTTTGTCGTGTTGATTGTCATGTAGTTCTTGACCACAAGCATAGCATTTATGCTCGAGTGTAGCTTTAAGATCATCAGAAGCTTTATTAAGGCGTGATTGTTCTTTGTTGATATTTGTGGCAAGTTTATTAATTTCAGATTCAAGTGTTTGAATCTGTTGTTTCTTTTCTAGATACTTGGTTAACGCAACGTGTGCAGCTAATTCGTCTTCTATATTAATTTTCTCTAGCTTCGAAATTTCGTTTGTTAAACTCTGTAGATCCTCGAGTTTTTTAGACTGCCACAATCGTTGACGTCTTTCCAAATCAGCAATACTTTTTTCAATCCGCTGATTTGCTTCTTCAACTGCTTTAATGCGATATTCTTCTTCTTTGATTGCATCTTTAGTGAGCCTTTGCTGTTCTTTCAGAACCTCTGCTTTCTCACTAAGCATTGTAATACCAAGTAATTGTTCAATGATCGCTCTTTGATCGTTTGCTTTCATACTTAAGAATGGTTCTGTATATGTATTTAACGCAACGATGTGTTTAAACATATCGTGCGACATACCAAACAATTTTTCAACAACTTCTTGCGTTTGTCGATTCTCCCCTTGAGCTTCGTCAGACGCTTCGCTGTTAACATCTTGATTATTAACCAAGAATCGAAACACATTAGGTTTACGACCACGCTCAATACGATAAGGAACACCATCCTTTTCAAAGTCTAGTGTTACGATCATACCTTTGCTGTTAGTTTTATTAATTAGATTATCTTTGCGAATATTTGTAAGAGCATTGCCATACATTGCATAAGACAATGCATTAATTATTGTAGTCTTACCGGTTCCATTTCTAGAACCATCGCCGCCTAAATCTAAGTTGTTACCTAATACAAGTGTTAGTCCGTTTTTGTTAAATCTTACTGCTTGAGTAACATTACCAACGCTCATAAAGTTCTTGATGGTTAAGTCTTTAATTACAATCATAAGGAGTTATATATGTCGACTAGCATTTTCTTATCGATAAGATCGCTATCAACTGCATTTAAACTATTATACACAATCTTGTCTACATTTTCAACTTCAATATCGTCGATTGTTCGCCATTCTTGCGTATGTTCTTCTTTTTTACTAGGTAGTAAATTAATTTCTCTTAGCTGATATTGTGCAGCAAATGTTTCTTTAATAAACGTTGCTTCTTCGTAGCTAATCGGAACATCTAATGCAGCACGGCAATATGTTTTGCTGTTTAAAATAGTATCAGGTGTATCAATTAATCTACTTAAGGCTGTGGTTCTATAACGGGGCCCATCATAATTGGTGTACTCTGGTTTACCGCCCCATCTTAGTTTCATCATACCTCTATCATCGTCCCAAGCGTCAGCATAGTTATGAGGGAAAGGAGACCCTAAGTAATGAATATTACCACTATGCTGACGTTTGTGAAAATGGCCACTAAACACATAATCTGGTTTTGTGAGATGTGTTGTGTTTAAGCCGCCGTGATCTGGCATTTCGACCATTGCGTTCATTTTGAAATGAGGTAGTTCGAAATGTCCAAACATATAACGAGCTTTGATTTTTTCGATCTTTTTCCACTCGTCGCCCACTAACCAAGGTATAAATGCTACATCATCTTGTACAAATATATCTTCGATTAGTGTAACGTTATGAAACAATCCAGCGTAAGGCAAACTGTTAAGTTCACGCTTTTCACGATAATACAAGTCGTGGTTGCCCATAATCATGTATACACGTTCAAACGAATCGCTTAACTTTTTAACATTGTTTACACTGTAGTTCAACGTAGTAACATTCACTCCAGCACGATGGTGATGCCAGTCGCCGAGAAATATGCAAGTATCACAATCTCGGCTGTTAGCAATGAACCAGTCAACAAAATCCTCACAATCTTGATTGTGCTGACGACTGTTGTTTCTGTTACCAAAGTGAATGTCAGTAAAACAGGCCGCTTTGTTAAACATCATTGAACACCTGCTGATCCACTCAACAATAGATGAGGAATAGAACCATTCTTAATCCATTGGTTAATCAAATCCTTATGTGTTTGATCCTTAAACACATATCCGTCTAGTGTTTTTGGTCGATACTTTTCAATCCATAACTGCTGCATCTCTTGCCTTTACGTGGTTTTTAATAAACTCTACAGGAACAGAAGGATTTAAATCAATCAATTCCTGCTCAGTATGTGTATCAGGTTGACGAATCCCATACCGCTTAAATTGATCAAACGCCCACTCTTCAAATTGCTGACGATTTTTAAATTTGCTTATTTATTAAATTGCTCCATTTGCTAAGTTTAACACGCTTTTCATTTACTTTAACACCTAATTCTCTATTAGTCAATAGGTTATGTTCTACTAACAATTCAATCATACACAGCACATCGCCTGCTTCTTCTACAAGTTTGTCGTGCCATTCTGCTTCGATCTCTTGCTGGTTGGAATATTTTCTTATAATTTTCATACAGACTTGTGTAAGTTCACCGCACTCTTCAGCAGTGATTGCTACAAGTTGTTGTAAATCATTTAATGGTGTGGTCATTTCAATAAATTAAACTTGCCAAGTATGGAATGCCTACAATCCAAAAAATTACTATAGATAAACTTAAAGTTAAACCTTTAAACATCATTGAACACCTACAGATTTGAGATAAGCGATAAGATTAGCACGAACTTCTGCGTCTTTTTCTTTATATTGCATTTTCGTGCCTTTCACCATCTTTTTAGGATCAGTTAACCAAACATCCATTAGTTCATCTGTCCATACAGGGTTAGCAATAGCCCATTCTGTAAAACCTTTTGAATACTTAAAATCTGCTTGTCCTGTTCCTCTACCAAAAATGTTATAGAGATTAGGACCTGTGCCATTTTTTCCACCTTCTTCGACGGTATGGCAAACAGCACATTTTTTATATTGTTTTTCGCCTTGAGCAGCATCGCCTTCTGCGTAGGCAACAGTGGTAGTAAGTAATAGAGCAGCAATAAAGTTTTTC